CGCGGAGCACGCCGCGGGGACGCGGGGGAGGAGCCCCCCCCAAAAACCCCCGGACCCCGCCGCTACATTCTCGAATACAAATCCGGCATCGAGGAGCTGAACCCATGGCTGATGGAGCGCAAGGGGGAGATTTACCCCGGCGATGAGATTCGGGTGACATACTGGGTGAAGGAGGAGCAGGAATGACAAAAGAGCAGCTTGATAACTTTACGGCTGAGATGATCAGAAGTAGGCTGTTTATCTCCGTGGCCGTCGATGATAAAGGCCGCTCACAGGAGATGTTTTGTGGAGAGCCATACAAGCTGATCGACGTGGCGTTCAACACTTTGTTGTCGATGATCGATGAGCTTGAAACGAAGGAGGAGCAGATCGCACAGATTAGAACGCGTATGATGTTCCTGAACGCGGCGCGTATCGCAAAAGAAAAAGCGCCCGAAGCGGCTGGCACCGCTCTGAGCGCAGAAGAATAAGTTCTACACCGTGATTGTATCACGGAATAGGAGGTAAATCAAATGAAATACGAAGTAAACTTTGAAATTTATGGGAAGATCGATGTTACAGCCAAGGACATGGATGATGCGATAAACATCGTAAGGGAGATGGACCGCTGCGATCTATTCAAGGGCGCGAAGCAGGTGTACCTCTCCGCATATTCGTGGGATTTTGATGAGGAGGATGCAGATGAGGATTCCGAAGCGGCTTCCCGAGGGACTGAAAGCCCTCGTGGAGCTTGAGGAAGCGTTCGGGAGGCTGACACTCCTCTCGGCGGAAATGCGTCGCTATCAGGGGGCGGCACACATTGAGCTGACTTACATTGACAAGGATAGTTTTTCCGGCGATGCGCTTGTGACGATTGATTCTGCGCTCAGTTACAACAAGTACGAGCGCAAGGTCAAGGAGCACGCACAGGCACACCGACGCAATATCAACGTATTTAGGAAGGCGGTGTTGGCATCATGAGCGAACAGATTGCGGCATACCAGGAGGAAAAGAAGCCATTCGCGGTGACCGATGAGGCGAGCGCGGAGTGGTGCCTCGAAAAACTCGAGGAGAACGCAAAGGCGCGGGCACTCATCGAGGAGCAGTACAAGCAGATGACTGCACGTTATGAGAAGTGGCGGGCGGATGCGCTTGCAGAGCTTGAGAGCAGTGATTTCTACCTCAAGGGGCTGCTCGAGCCGTGGGCAACAGAGAAGATTGCAGACGGCAAGAAGAAGTCTGTAAAACTGCCCTCAGGGACGGTCGGGTTCCGCGCGGGTGGTGAGACGTGGAAGATCGGCGAGGATAAGGTGACAGCAACAAACGCCGCTCTCCTCGCATTCGTCAAGGGTGATGATGATTCTTTCGTTAAGCGAGAGGAATCCGTGCGCTGGGGCGACTACAAGAAAACGCTGCGCGTGATGGAAGACGGGCGCGTTGTGAGTGCCACAGGGCAGGTTGTGGAGGGCATGACGGTGACGCAGGGCGCGCCGAGTTTCTATGTGGAGGTAGGAAAATGAGTAGAGCAATTCTGCTGTACGGAGAGAGCGGGAGCGGCAAGACAACATCGCTCCGCACCCTTGACCCGGAGCGTACGTTCATCGTTGATGCAGACCGCAAGGGGCTCTCGTGGAAGGGCTGGAAGAAGCAGTACAACGGAACGAAGAAGAACTACACGCAGACATCAAGCGTTCCGACCATTGAAGCTATCTATCAGAAGATGCAGGGAGAATGGGCGGATAAGTTCGACACGCTCGTCATTGACGGTCTCACCACCATCATGGTGGACGATGAGATGCGCAGAGCGAAGGAACGCGGATTCGATAAGTTCGTCGACCTTGCGCAGTGTGTGTGGAACATTGTTTCGGATGCACACCTCTTGCGCGAGAATTTGACCGTCGTCTTTATCGCCCACTCCCTTACGGAGCATGATGAGAGTGGCTACCAATGGACGCACGTCAAGACGGGCGGGCGCAAGCTGGACAAGATTGTCCTTGAGTCCAAATTTACAACGGTGCTCTGGGCAAAAGCTCTGGACGGGCGGCACGTCTTTGTGACACAGGCAGATCACTCGACGGCAAAGAGCCCGATGGATTGTTTCGAGAAGGAGATTCCAAATGACATGGCTGCGGTCATTGCCGCACTGAAGAAGTATGAGGAGGACGATGATGGTGAAACGGAAGTCAAAGCGTCCTAAGCGCATCATTTATCGTATTTGGAACTCTGCTCAGCGAGCGTGGCAGTTTCCGAGCATTATCGCTGCAAATGAGGTGGAGGCACAAAACCATCTGTTTAAGAAGATCGGATATGACGCATTGAAGTGGCGTTTCAAAATTCGCCCCTGGATGCGCTTGAATCCGCAGACAAAAACCTTTCAACCCGCACTCCCGAAGAATGTCCGTGGGTTTGAAGAGAATGCGAACGGCTTTGAAATTGTGGCAACACATCACAAGGAAAAGGTGTTTAAGCTGATGCAGACGCTCGTTCAAAAAGACACCGAATGGGAACGCCGCCAAGAGGTGGAACAGGAGGAGAATTGACATGATGCAGAAACCAAATGACTGGGATACGACAGCGGCAATCACAGGGGAGTACATTCCCCTGCCGCCGGGGGGCTATGAGTGCCGTATCGTCAAGGTGCAGCTGGGCGAGTCAAAGAGTGGCGCAGAGATGCTGACAATCGCCTTTGACATTGAGAGTGGCCCGCACAGGGGCTACTACCGCAAGCAGTACGAGGGGCGCAAGGCGGGCAATGCTGATGCGAAATGGGGCGGTATGTATTATCAGCTCACGGCCGGTGATCATCAAGGGCGCTTCAAGGGTATGCTCCAGAACATCGAGAAATCCAATCCGGGCTACACATGGGACTGGAACGAGCAGAGCCTTGTCGGCAAACTCTTCGGCGGTAAGTTCCGCGAAGAGGAGTATGTCTACAACGGCAAGATTTACACCTCTACCAAGTGCATCGGTATTCTTCCGATTGAGGGAGTCGAGGCAATCGCAGTACCGGAAAAGAAATGCATCGAGACGGAGATACGCAGCGCGTATACCTCTGACGATGACGATATTCCGTTCTGAGCATGGTGCTCCTAGGCGAAGTTGTGGAGAAACGGGATGACGGCATTACGGTCTTTGTCCCGTTTCGTCACAACAAAAAGAGACCAGAGGGGTATCAACCGACTGTTGGCGTGGAGCTCGTGGATGAACGTCACATATCCGCAGATCAACGTAAGAAAGCATACGTCCTGATATCCTATATCGCCGCATGGTGGGGATATACCCCGCTCGAGGCGATGAAGGAAATGTTAAAGCTCATGTTTGTGGGCGAAGCGGAAACGCTGCGGCGGTCGTTCTCGCTCTCGAACTGTGACATGACGACCGCAAGGCTCTTTATCACCTACTTGATAGATTTCTGCCTCCTGCATGGTGTAGACGTTGGAGAACCGCTGTATCAGCTCTCGGAGGACATCCCGCGCTATGTATGGGCGTGTCTGATGAATAAGAGGTGTGCGGTCTGTGGCAGGAAAGCGGAGCTGCATCACGTCGATGCGGTCGGAATGGGACGCAACCGCAAGGAAATATGCCACATCGGTATGAGGGCGCTGCCTCTTTGCAGGGAGCACCATACGGAGATTCATACAGTCGGGCAGGAGGACTTTCTAAAGAGATATTTCCTCGAGCCGGTACGGATTGATGAGAGGATCGCAGATGTGTACCGCCTGCGGAAGAAAAATAGGAGGTGAATGGTGTGCTGACGCTGATTGATCGGTTCAGAATGTTTGCAAGGGCAGCATCGGCGGACGATCGAATCGGCTCCATCGAAATAGCGGTTTATACAATGCTGCTGAGCATTGACAATGACCTGCTGTTTCAGGAGTGGTTCGGGTGCTCTGATCGTCGCTTGCAAGATATGACCAACGTCGGAAGCGTGAATACCATCACAAAAGCGAAGAACAGACTGAAGCAGCTCGGGTGGATTGATTTCAAGACAGCGGGCAAAAAGACGACATTGTATAAATTGACCATCCCGACATGTGCGACAGATACTGCGACAAAGCTTGAGACAGTAACAAGAGATACTGAGACAGTATGTGAGACAGATACTGAGACACACCCTGCGACAGGTACTGAGACAGTATGTGAGACAGTATGTGAGACAGATACTGCGACATTAAGAAGACAAGACAAGACTGCTAGACAAGACAAGACTGCAGCAGCTGCAACGCGCGCGTGCGAGGAGGGCAACTCTCTCGCAGAGGTGGTGCAGGCGTTCGAGAACAACATCCATCCCGGCATAGGCCCCATAGAGCGGGATAAGCTCATCGACCTCACGGACGAATACGGTGCGTCATGGGTGACAGAGGCGATCAAGGAGGCGGCGTTATCCAACGCGCGAAATCTGCGGTACATTACCGCAATTCTTGAGCGGTGGAAGCGTGAGGGGTTCAAGGCAGCGAGGAAGGGAGTGAAACAAGGTGGAACAGGCAGGGACAATAGCCGCGCAGCTCTTGAAGCGAGGTATCCGGATTTCGTCGAAGCCGACCGAAACCATGTCTATCCGTGGGAAATACAACCTACCGGCGGAGGAGATCGAGCGGCATCGGGATGAGATCGTCGAGATCGAGCGAGCACAAGACCTCTGCCGCGGATGCACGGGAGAGACCTGCAAGCAACCCTCACAGGGGATGATCCCCGTCGTAGATACGTCCTATGGTCGATTTTGCCACGCTCTCAGCCCCTGCAAGCATGAGCGCAACAGGAGGGAGCGTCTGCGGATTGCACGGCTCTTTGCCTCAGCGCGGATTCCGCGCACCTACGAGGGGGATACGTTCGCGGACTACACCGTGACGGACGGCAATCGCCACGCGGTGGAATCGGCGCGCTGGATGCTGGACGGCGGCAGCGGAGTGTTTCTTTACGGGGAGAAGGGGACCGGCAAGACTAAGCTCGCGGCAATCATCGCCAATGAGCGGGCAAGGGCGGGGCATCCCGTACTCTTTGCATCTGTGCCTGACCTGATGGCAGACATCCGCGCATCGTTTGACGGCGGCAATACAGCGGAGACGGTGCAGGAAGTCAAGGAGACGCCGTTTCTGGTGCTCGATGACCTCGGCAGCGAGAAGATGAGCGAGTGGGTCAGCGAGCAGCTCTTTTGCATCGTCAACCACCGTTACAACGAGCGTTTGCAGACGGTCGTGACAAGCAATTACAGTCCGACACAGATCATCGCGTACATGGCGACGGTGGATGGGCGCGGCAACGTGATTGATGATGTGCAGGGGCAGCGCATCATGTCGCGCATCTACGGGATGTGCGAGAGGGTAGAGATCAAGGGCGCCGATTGGCGCATGAAAGGAGCGAGTGTATGACAACGAGAGAAAAGATTGCGGAGATCGACCACGAAATTAACGCTGCATGCGACACTCTCGCAAAGAGTAGCAGAGATCCTGATATTCCTGTCTACGTCGCCATAGAGAACTACAAGCGCCAGAGAAAGAAGTGCGAGAAAAGGGCCGAGAATTTGATCTATGAGGACTCTTGGGCAAAAAGGCAGAGGAATGGTCGGGCATTCTTCCGGATTCTAATCAATTCTTGCCGAAAATCCAAACGTGGCGGCGAGGAAGCCCTCTATCTCCTGTACCGGGAGAAAGAAGAAGAGTTCCGATGCCTCCATGCCCTCTTAAAAGAGTAGAAATAAGGATGAAAGGAGTGTGTTGAGATGGATTTGAAATGGATAGCGCAGATGGCAGAAAGAATAAATGAACTGGAAGAGGAGAACAAGCGCTTGAAAGGCTTGTTGGAAGAGCAAGATAACAAGCAGGTGCTCGATATGACAAAGCCGCAGCCGTGCACAAAATTCGAGGATGCAGTAACAGTTAAGTGGGTCGCGAAGCTGTCGGAGGAGACGAACGAGGTCATTCAAGAGACGCCGGAGTATCGTACGTTATTTGAGAACGGATACAGCAGAGAATACCCTGATAGGGCAAAAGCGGCGAAAGATCGCATTGCGCTTGAACTCACGGATGTCATCCATGTGTGCGTCTCCTGGCTTAATGCGATGGGCTACGACGAGGATGAGCGCGGCGAACTGCATCGGCGCGTAAACGAGAAGAATCGTGAGCGTGGGTATTTCTGAGGAGGCGGCGAGATGGAACAGCCGACAAAAGGGCAGCTTGAATACGCAAAAATACTCCTGCGTGAACTCGGGTATGATCTTGAGGATTATCCGGTGGAGGATATGAGCAAACAGCAGGTATCGGAGCTGATCGACGAACTGAAGGATGAACTATACGGATAAGGGGGTGCGGTTATGGACGAATACACACCGTGCAAGAAGCCCGACCCGACGGCGCGGGAGGCAATCGGGAACGTGATGCGTCTCCTGCGGGTGCAGAGCAGGAAGAAGAACAAGTACAACGCACGCAAGACAATGGTATGCGGGCACACGTTTGACAGCAAGCGCGAGGCAGAGTGGTATATGATGCTCCGCGAGAAACTGAGACTCGGCGAGATCAAGCATCTTGAGTGTCAGCCGACGTACACTTTGCTTGAGGGGTTCCGGGACAATCAAGGCAAGCCGCAGAAACCGATCTCTTACACGCCGGATTTCTTGGTCGAGTATGACGATGGCCGGCGTGAGGTTATCGAGGTCAAGGGTGTGCGGACACGGGACTATGTGCTGAGAAAGAAGCTGTTCCTGCACATGATGAGGAAGACGGATATTATCTTTCGGGAGGTTCGATGATGGAGGTAGGAAGCTATGCCCATTGATTATATTGGATTTTTGAGATCAAAGATGGTGATCGCCAAAAAGACGGGCATTACCATTGATCCGGGGGAGATAAGTCCCATACTTAAGCCGCATCAGCGGGACGCGGTACTCTGGGCGGCGGCGGGCGGACGGCGTGCCATCTTCGCGGCGTTCGGACTTGGCAAGACCATTATGCAGCTCGAATGGTGCCGTCTCATCCACGAACACAAGGGCGGCAAGATGCTCATTGTGTGCCCGCTGGGTGTCAAACAGGAGTTCATGCGTGACGCTGTGACCCTCCTCCACATGGATGCGCCTGTCTACGTCCGCAACATGGAGGAGGTAACGGATGCGCCCGGTTGGCTCATGATCACGAACTATGAGCGCGTCCGTGACGGCGACATCCGCCCCGACGCATTCGCAGGCACGAGCCTTGACGAGGCGGCAGTCTTACGCTCGTTTGGGAGCAAGACCTATCAGACGTTCCTCTCGAAATTCCGCGGCGTGCCGTACAAGCTCGTTTCGACGGCGACACCGTCGCCGAACAAGTACAAAGAGCTCATCCACTATGCGGGCTATCTTGAGATCATGGACACGGGGCAAGCCCTCACGCGTTTTTTCAAACGAGACAGTACGAAGGCGAACAATCTGACGCTCTACCCGCACAAGGAAAAAGAGTTTTGGCTGTGGCTCTCCACGTGGGCACTCTTCATTCAAAAGCCGTCGAACCTCGGCTATGACGATACGGGCTACGACTTGCCCGAACTCGAGGTGCGCTATCACAAGCTTGGACGGCCGCCCGAAATAAGCGAAGAGAAGGACGGGCAGATCAAGATGTTTCACGATGCGGCGCAGGGGCTATCTGAGGCGGCGCGGGAAAAGCGGGACAGCATCGCCGCACGCATGACAAAGGCAAAGGAGATTGTCGACGCTGCGCCGGACGATCATTTTATCATCTGGCACGACCTCGAGGATGAGCGGAAGGCAATCAAAAAGGCACTGCCGGAAGTGCGGGAAATCTACGGATCGCAGGACATGGACGTGCGTGAGCGGAACACGATCGACTTCTCCGACGGCAAATTCCGCATCCTTGCGACGAAAAAGGAGCTGTCAGGGAGCGGCTGCAACTTTCAGCGGCATTGTCACCGCATGATTTTTCTCGGGATTGACTATGAGTTCAACGACTTCATACAGGCGATTCACCGATGTCATCGCTTCCTGCAGCCGCATAAGGTCATCGTGGACATCATCTACATGGACAGCGAGCAGGAAATACTCAAGGTCTTGCAGCACAAGTGGACGCAGTACAATCACCTGACGCAAAAGATGGCGGAGATTATCAAAGAATATGGGCTTGGCGGTGCACAGGCGGCGGCTGAGATGGGACGAAGCATAGGAGTTGATCGTGTGGAAATAAAAGGTGAAGGCTGGACGGCCATACATAACGACTGTATCGAGGAGACCAAACGGATGGCAGAGAACTCTGTCGATGAGATTGTGACCTCAATCCCATTTTCCAATCACTACGAGTACACGGCGAGCTATAACGATTTCGGGCATAACGAGGACACGACGCGATTCTTCGAGCAGATGGACTATCTGAGCCCCGAGCTCCTGCGCATCCTAAAGCCGGGGCGCGTGTTCGCTTGTCACGTCAAAGACCGCGTACTCTTTGGCAATGCAACGGGGACGGGGATGCCGACCATCGAGCCGTTCCATGCGCTCTGCATTGAGCACTATATGCGGCATGGGTTTCAGTATTTCGGCATGATTACCGTGGTGACGGACGTTGTGCGCGAGAACAATCAGACCTATCGCCTCGGCTGGACGGAACAGTGCAAAGACGGCAGCAAGATGGGCGTCGGATGTCCTGAGTACATCCTGCTATTCCGAAAACTGCCGTCCGATACATCAAAGGCCTATGCAGATACACCTGTCACAAAGACAAAAGAGGAGTATACCCGTGGACGGTGGCAGATTGATGCGCATGGATATTGGCGCAGCAGCGGAGACCGCCCGCTTACGAAAGAGGAGGTAATGAGCTTCCCTGTGAGTGACCTCCAGCGCGTATATCGGAAGTATAGCCGTGAGAGCGTCTATAACTACGAGGAGCACGTCGCGATGGCGGAGAGCCTCGACAAAGAAAAGAAACTGCCCGCGACATTTATGGTCGTCGCGCCCGGCAGTTGGTCTGATGATGTGTGGGACGATATCAACCGGATGCGGACGATGAACACCCTGCAGGCGCAGAAGGGCAAACAGCTCCATGTATGCCCCCTGCAATTTGATATCGTTGACCGGCTGATCGAGCGGTACAGCAACAAGGGAGATCTCATATTTGACCCGTTCGGAGGACTGATGACCGTCCCGCTCTGCGCGTTGAAACTGGGGCGGCGTGGCATGGCGACGGAACTCAATGCAGATTATTTCCGTGATGGCGTTGGATATCTCAAACAAGAGGAGATTAAGCGGTCTGCACCGACGTTGTTTGACTTCCTCGATGACGAAGATATGACAGAGGGGGCAGCATCATGAAGAAAGCGTGTCTGATCTGCGGCAAGGAGTTTGAGGCACTGAATGGCGCGAAGTTCTGCTCTGCCTGCCGTGCTGCGGGAAGGAAAATTTGCACAAGGTGCGGCACGGTGTTTTCCTCCAAAGGGAAAACGCGGACATGCAATGCATGTAATACGGCACGGATGCACGAGGAGAAAAAGAGTATGCTCCACGTGAGTATGTGAAAAAGCATACGCCGAACGATCAGAAAAGCCTTGATGAGAAGGCGGCTGCTGCGCGTAAAGCAGGAATGAGTTACGGGAAGTATAGCGCGATGCGGCGTGGATTGCTGAAGGTGTGAGGTGCGCTATGGCAGAGCGGGAAGGCAGTATGCCGCTTCACACTTGCGATTGATGACGGAGCAGATGCGCTGCATGATGCGCGGACAACAGAACGCTGGGGGTCGACGAAAACAGGAGGAGCAGAATGACAGCTAAAGAATATCTGAGACGCATCCGCGATGTTGAGAGTGATCTACGGAGTGCGGAGATGGATTACCAGCGCGCAAGAGATGATGTAATGAATCTCAAGGCGATCGAGTACGACAAGGACAAGGTCAGCAACTCACACATCGGTGATCTTTCGGATGCAATCGCCGCACTTGAGAAATACGCTGAGCGGGTCAATGCGAAATGGGATGGGCTGATTGCCATGCGCGAGGAGGCGAAGGAGCGGATTGGGGAGATCGCGGATGGACGATATCGCGAAGTGCTGCATCGCCGCTATTTGCAGGGCGAATCGTGGGAGTACATTGCGGTAGGGATGGGGTACGCGTTCCGAACTGTGACGTGGCTGCATGGGAGAGCATTGGCACAATTCAAGGTGCCCGAAAAGTTTGCCTAGAATTGCCTATATGACCTGTGATATAGTATAAGCTGATAATCGAGGGTGCTGCAGGAGCGGCGCCCTTTTTGCATGGGATGAAAGGAGGGCGCGGGTATGAGAAGAGCGCCGCATGAGTGCTGCATGCCGGGCTGTCACGCGCTGACGCGCGAACGCTTTTGCGAAGCGCATAAGAAGACGCGCGAACGTGATAGATTGTCGCCGAGTCGCCGCGGCTATAATGCACGGTGGCAGCGTGAGCGTCTTGCGTTCCTCGCCGAGCATCCGACGTGCGAGTGCCCTGAGTGTGTGGCGAGCGGCGCGCCTCTCATGGCGGAGGTCGTCGACCACATCAAGCCACATAAGGGCGACCAAAAATTATTTTGGGACAAGACCAACTGGCAGGCGATGTCAAAGCGCTGTCATGATCGCAAGACGGCGAGAGAGGACGGCGGATTCGGGAACACCCCCGGGCGGTGAAAAAGTTTTCAGACAATTTGCCGTACCGCGCCTTTCTCTTTTTCGCAAAAATTTCGTGTTACGGAGCTGTCAGATTAAACCGTTTGTTCGATGAAAGGAGGTGTATCGCATGGGACGAAACGCAAAACCGATTGAACTGCATCTTGTAAACGGCAATAAGAGGCACTTGACGAAAGCCGAGATCGAGCACCGCAAAAGAGCCGAAGTGAAATTCGGCGATTCGAAACTTGTTTGTCCCTCGTTTGTGAAAGCACTTCCGGCGGCCGCGAAGAAGTGGCGGGAGATGGTAAAGCTTTATCAGGGCTTCGATTTTGTTCGCTCCGGTGACGTCGGCATGCTTGCGCGGTACTGCGTGGCGTACGCCGAATACCTCGATCTTGTCGAGCACCGGCAGCGCATACGCGAGATCAAGATTGACGGAATGGATGAGGGCCTGCTCACTGCTGTTCTGCCGGAGGTTTATTCACGGCAGCGCGCAGTGAAGACCTTTGAGAAGATCGACTACATCCTCTCGGTTGCGGGTCTGCTCGCGCTCGACAAGGCAATCAACGCGAAGATGGATGCGCTCGTCAAGATGGAGGATCGCTTGTTCCTCAATCCGGTTGCCAAAATTAAGAACGTGCCGAAGACGCCGGAGAAGAAGCTTGACGCGGCGGCGGAAAGGGGCTTTGACGTATGAGCCTGCTCGAAGAACTCGAGGCATATAGTAAAGCCTGCATCGCTGATGCTGCATGCTGCTGTGTCAAGCACCGATGGGCGTGCATGCGGTTTCTGCGCGACGTCGAGCACGCGGGCACAGATGATCTCCCGTACGTATTTGACGAGGCGCGGGCGGAGCGCTTCTACGCGTGGGCTCGCCTTCACAAACATACGAAAGGGATCCTTGCCGGCGAGCCGATCGAGCTTGCGCCGATACAGCGATTTATCTTCGGCAACGTGTTCGGCTGGGTACATCGGGAGACAGGGCTTCGCCGTTTCCGTCGCGCCTACTGGCAGGTGGGGCGCAAGAATGCGAAGTCACAGAGTCTCGCGCTTGTCGGCGACTACTTGCTTATGGCGGACGGGGAACCAATGAGCGAGGTGTATATCGGCGCGACAAAGAAGGCGCAGGCCGAGATCATCTACAAGGAAACCGTCGCGATGCTGCGGCGCAGTCCTGAGTTTTTCCGCGGCAAGTGGCACGAGAAGTACAGCATCATCACGCATCCGAAGACGGACAGCGTCATGCGTGCGCTGTCGAAAGACGACGGCAAGACGGGCGACGGCCTGAGCCCTCACGGAGGGCTGATTGACGAGTACCACGCGCATCCGACGGACGAGATCCTTGAGGTAATTAACACTGGCATGATCGCTCGGTCGCAGCCGCTCTTGTTTGTGATTACGACGGCAGGTTCTAATTTTGGCGGGCCGTGTTACCGCATCGAGTATCCGCTCGTTGAGAAGATATTAAATCCCGCACTTGACTTCGACGTTGTCGATTACTTCGTCATGGTCAACGAGCTCGACCATGACGAAGCAGGCAATTTGCTTGATGACGTCAACGACGAAACGACGTGGATCAAAGCGAATCCGATAGCCGCGTCCTATAACGAGGGCATCGCGAATATCCGCAGCAAGCTGAACGCGGCGATAGAGAGCCCCGAGAAGATGGAGTCGTTCTTGACGAAGAATATGAATCTGTGGGTCAATCGCACCGCCCAATCCTACATAGATATGGAGAAGTGGAAAGCCCGCGGCGCGGTCGATCTTGCGTCAGTCGACTATCACGGCGCCGACGCATACGTGGGTATCGACCTCTCAAGTAAGATCGACCTCACGTCGGCGGGGATCGTTATCCCGGTCAAATATCAAGATCGGTGGCGGTATCTTGTACTCGGGCACAGCTTTATCCCGGAGGACACGATGCACGCCAAAGAGAAAACCGATCGTGTCCCGTATAGCGCATGGGCGCGGGCAGGGCATCTGACGGTGACGCCGGGCGAGGTGGTTGATTATCGGTACATGACCGAGTGGCTGCTCTCGAAAGCGGATGAGCTCGGAATCAACATCCGCGAGATCTGCTATGACCCGTATAACGCCACGCACTACGCGCAGGAGCTCGACGCGGCAGGGCTCACGTGCGTTGAAGTACGGCAGGGCGTCGCGACGCTCTCTGAGCCGACGAAGGGATTCCGCGAGGCGGCCTATCAGGGCGACATCCTGCACGTTGAAAATCCGCTTCTTGACTGGGCGATCAGCAACGCAGTGATGCGCGTCGACAGTCAAGGGAACATCATGCTCGATAAAGCGAAGTCAACAAACAGGATCGATCCGATCGCGTCCGTGATGAACGCATTCACGCGGGCGCTGTCTATGGCGGATACCGATCTTGAAAGTTATATACTCAGCGATGACTTTAGTTTGTGAGGAGGTTGCGAACATGGGTAAATTATGGCGTTGGGCCGACGACGGCCTGTTGGTGTTCAGCGCGGCGTGTATCGTGGTAGGGAGTACGATGTTGGATCCTATCCTAGGGCTTTTCGTGCTCGGTTTAGTCAGCTTTATTGCCGCGCTCATCATAGCGCGTGTGAGGTCGGACATCGAGGGCGGCGGTAAGCGATGATCCTGCAGAAACTATTCTCCCGCCGCGGCGCCTTCCTCGGTGTGGATGATCCGGCAAGCGATCTGCTGAATCCCGCCGCATGGCTGATCTCCGCACTCAATGGAGAGGACGGGAGTATCACGGCGAAG